AAGTTCCTTACGTACAAACTGCCGAAGGTAGCTGATGCGAATGACTTCATAGCGTGGCTACTTGACCAAGACCCGTACGACACCGATCCACACGTTACACCGATGTGGGCGTTCCTAGAGGGGATGTGGAAACCGAAGCCGGAGGAGGTCTATGAGTTCACGGACTTCTTTGCGAATCCCCCACACGGATTACCGTCGACGAAGGTGCACCTGAACGAAACAAAGTATCCGCCCGGTGGGAAGGTTGGAGTCCACGAGTACTGGTACGATAAATGGTACCTGCAACTCGGCCAAAGAGACTTTGATTTGCTCGCGATGGCGGAATGTAAAAAAGCCCCCTTGTGACAGGGGGCAACAGAGGCGACAGACGACGGCCATGAAAAAAGATAATTCAAAGATAGACCCAATGCGAGGCGTTGTAAAGCCTGACGTGCTTATGGAACGGATGAGATCGTATGATTCTTCGTATGTCCGTGGTGCACTTCAGTATTTAGAGCGTCACCCCCCAAACCCCCACATAGTTCCATTACTGCGCGCTGCGCTGGAGAGATTCCGAAATGTACGATCACAATGAGTTCGCCGACGAGTACAACATGTTCATGCGAGAGCTTCGCAAGCTGAAGATTCCACATTCCACCGGAGGAATAACCGGCTTCCCCGGCATGTTCATTTACACCGTCGCTCGCAAGCTGAAAGCTCGCAAGATCGTCGAGGTCGGAACGCGTAACGGTATCTCCGCTGCGACGTTCGCACACGCGATGAATAAAACCGCTGGCAAGGGCGTCCTGATTTCCATCGACGTTGTTGATGTCGAGCGTGGCAAAGCGCGGCCCGGTGTTGACGGCCAGAAGTTCGAGTTGGTACCGAGCCAGTTGATACGCGCAGTCGGTGATTCCGCGATCGACTCCCACTTCGTAGTCGGCAAGGGTGAAGACGTCCTCAAACAGGTGCCTGCAAAGTCGGTCGACATCGTGCTGCTCGACGGCAGTCACAAGGAAGACGATGTTTACCGGGAGCTTCCACTAGCAAAGGCGGCTTTACGATCGGGTGGTGTAATTCTTCTCGATGACGTGTATCCTCACGGTGCCGGATTGCGCTGTCACAAGAAAGTGATTCCCGGTCCTTGGTTGGCTCTGCAACGAGCAGTCGAGGACGGCATCATCGACGGTTACGTGCGACCGAACCCAGACTTCTCCATCGCTTACATACAGGTGTAACATGCTGACCGTCGTATGTTGGAAATGGAAACCGATAAACCCGCACTTCAGGAGTAAATTCAGTGCTGAACACGTTAATACGTTTGCAAGAATGGTTGCTCGAAACTTCCACGAACCTCACGAGGTCGTTTGCGTCACTGACGACCCGACAGGCATTGACAGCAGCATTCGAGTGGTTCCTCTTTGGGACGATTTTCGTACTATTCCGAGTCCTCTTGGTATTGAGTACCCTGCTTGTTATTCTCGCGTTCGCGCTTTTAGTCGTGACATGCGGGACATCCTCGGTCCTCGTTTCATCTCTGTCGACCTTGATTGCGTCATTACGGGAGACGTCACGGAGATTTGGACTCGGGACGAAGATTTCGTTATTTGGGAAAACAATACGCGGCCTATGGTCACGTCTGGTGCACAGAAACCAGTAACCCCTTACAACGGCTCCATGTGGATGATGAACGCGGGTGCGCGCGAGCAGGTCTACACCGACTTCGATCCAGTGATGACGCCGTACGACACGCACAACGCTGGCTACGTTGGCAGCGACCAAGCATGGTTCGCCCTGAGACTCGGCCCGGACGAGGCACGGTGGACAGCCGAAGATAATGTCTACGCGTGGCGCAGCCACCTGAAGAACCGCAGCTACCGTTTGCCGCTTGAAGCGCGTATTGTATTCTTTCAGGGCCAAGAAGACCCTTGGGACCCTTCCGCTGTTGCGAAAGCGCCGTGGATCAAGGAGCACTATCGGTGAGCACCGACATCAATGAGCACAATCTGAATTTCATCACGCCGCCCACCATCGGGCGGTTTATGCTTGATGATTCATTCGTACGTCTCATAATGGGGCCGGTCGGCTCCGGCAAATCCGCTGGCTGCTTCATGGAGCTATTACGACGAGCACGTTTGCAAGAACCAGACAACAAGGGTGTCCGCCGTACGCGTATGGCGATCATTCGTAACACGCTTCAGCAACTTCGACAGACGTGTCTGGCCGACATCGAGATGTGGCTCAACCCAATCGCGAAGTACCGGGTTACTGACGCAACTATACAAGTACGCTTCCCGCTCGGCGACGGAACAACCGTGGAGTCCGACTGGATGCTCATCCCGCTGGACACAAAGGCCGACCAGCAGCGATTGCTTTCCCTTAACCTAACAGGTGCATGGGTATCTGAGTTTCGTGAGATCGACCCTCAGTTGATCTCAGCACTATCCGGTCGTCTTGGCCGATTCCCCTCGAAGGCGATCGCAAAGCCAACGTGGTACGGCATCGTTGCCGAAACCAACCCACCCGACGAAGACTCGGAATGGTTCACTCTGCTCGAAGTCGAGCGTCCACCCAACTGGGCATTTTACAAGCAGCCCGGAGGTATGAGTCCTGAAGCAGAAAACATCGAAAACTTACCAGACGGATATTACGACAACCTCCTCGCCAACAACAACGAGGACTGGTCGAACATTCACGTTCACGCTCAGTATGGTAAATCACTTGGCGGTCAAGCCGTCTTCCGAGCGTCGTTCAAACCCGACTTCCATGTCGTCGAAGCTGACGAGTTAGTTTTAATCGACACGATGCCCATAATGATCGGGCAGGACTTTGGTAGAACGCCTGCGAGCCTGATCGGACAGATTGACAACCGAGGCCGACTCGTCATCCATGACGAATTAACGTCAGAGGATATGGGCATCGAACAATTTGCGACAACGAAGTTGCGACCACTCCTGTATGAAAAATACATGGGTAAGGCGATCTTTATGGTCGGCGATCCGAAAGGACGAGACAAGAGTCAGACGAACGAAGACTCGCCGTTTGATGTTCTACAACGACTCGGTTTTGATGTATACCCGGCCCCAACGAACTATATTGACCCAAGATTGAGGGCCGTCGAACAGTTGCTTTTGCATCAAGTCGACGGTGGACCGATGTTGATAATCAGTGACGCGTGTGGAGTGACGATCTCTGCGATGAAATACTGGTATCGGTATCGGAGAAAACTGACAGGTATATTGGAAGACAAACCGGAGAAAACTCACCCGTGGTCAGACGTCGCCGACTGCTTGCAATACATGGCGCTGTCGACGAACGCGAATTACCTCGGTAAGGTTATGATGAGATTGAATCCACCACCGAAACGGTCGGTGCCGAACAAACGAGCTTGGACTTAATCCTGATGCTCGATGATCTCACCCTCGACCCGAGTCTGCCCCTCACCAGTGTTGATATGGATAGCGACGTTGAAGCCACCGCCACTCGCACCTGCCCCTTCTGCCTGTCGTTGAGTTCTTCCGGCCAGAACGGTGAGTTGTTTCACTGTGTCAAGCACAGACTGGGTGCTTGCGTCATCCCGAGTCATTATTCGGTGGAGGATCGGGAGACTCTCCTCCAGAAGAATCTCGGCCTTCTTCGTGATTCGCTTTCCAGCGTTGGCATCACCGGCAAACGCGAGTGTAGCCTCCTTCATCATTCCGACAAAACTCGGGTTGATTCGTAGGCGCTCCCATTGCGCAGATGTGATGTTATACTTATCGCAGACCGACTCTGGATCACTCAGCCCAGCCGCCAATTCCATGCAAATCAATGGAGAAAGGTGGGCCAGTTCCAAAATCGTGTCTTCAGGTACTAGGTCCGTCGTCATATTTATGCTACCTTTGGATTGACACAGGCGTAGGATAACAGCAAAATCAGGCTTATGGCTACAGGAAATCAGTTCGGAATCCCCGTTGAACCCAACCAGCCCGGAGTAAGTAACTCGGGTGGCGGGCTTCTGCGTGTCATTTCCAACGAGCAACTCATGGCCCAAGAGCAGGCAGATGCGGAAGCAGAAGCCATGCAGCAGAAGGTCGATGAGCAGGGCGTCGAGAATGCCCTCGCCAGTTACGTCCGATCACAGATTACGGACATGCGGAATTTCCGCAACACGGAGGGAATCTCCGAACGATTGATCGCCGCCTTGCGCACCTACAAAGGCGAGTACAACCAAACAATCCTGAACGCAATTCGAGAATTCGGTGGCTCTGAGGTATATGCGAGAGTCACGTCAACGAAGTGCCGCGCCGCTACTGCACTTTTGCGTGATGTATATCTCGGAGCCGACCGTCCTTGGGACGTCGAACCAACCCCACACCCTACCATCCCGAAAGACATTGATGCCGACATTCAGCAACTCGTCAACATTGAAGTCTCGACGATGATGCAAGCTGGCGCACCTGTCGACCAGCAGGCAGTCGCCGACCGGGTAGCACTACTTCGCAAGCAGGCTGAACGCGCCGCCAAAAAGGTAGCCGTCGAAGAAGCCGATCGTTCAGGAGAGCGACTCGATGACATCCTCACAGAGGGTGGTTTCTACGAAGCATTCGCCGAGTTCCTGATCGACCTTCCAATCTTTCCGTACGCAGTCATCAAGGGTCCGATAGTTCGCCGGAGAGAGCAGACCAAGTGGGTGAATGGTCAGCCGCAGCGCGAGAGTGTTCCCAAGATGTTCTGGAACCGAGTTTCGCCGTTTGACCTATACTGGTCAGCCGGTGCTTCCCACGTCCGCCAAGCAGACTTCTGCGAACGTATCCAGTTGAGCCGCGCCGAGCTATCTCAGTGCAAGGGACTACCCGGCTACAACAACGACGCGATCGACCAAGTTCTCGAACGATCTTATTCGGCTGGCTTGCACGACTGGTGGGATACGATTGACACAGAACGCGCCGAACTTGAGGATCGTGCTCGGTGGGCGCGCACTTCTTCCAACCTG